GTGCATTTTGGGACAATGCATCGGCTGCTTAAATGCCAGCCGACCCCCCGGTTAGGGGGCCCACTAGGTCCTGATTTAGGAACCTGTCTGCCGTCTTGACGACAACCTACGGTCTACTGTGCTCCCCAGCACAAGACCCTACCTCGTTTTTCCTCGAGGAAGGTTGTAATCGAAGATAGGCGACAGCGTCCAAACTATCTGCTACCTAGGGCCGACACGCTTACACGCGCGGCATCGCAGCGGCTCTCGAAGGGGAGCCACCGCAACGCCACGCCGACAACGTTATCGGCCAATGTCGATCGCTTGATCTCTGGATCGACATGTCCCACTGGAGCGCGAAGTTCCACGCGCTCCAGCTCCCGCACGTGACGCTCTAAGTCTAAAACTAGTGCGTCGAGGAGGTCTCCCGGCTTGCGCTTGGCAGCGCTAGTCCTTAGCCGGAAGTAGGGTTCATCGACTCGTTCGAACTCAGGAGTTCGCGACAGTTTCTGCTCAAAGGTCGGAGGCTTAGTCTTGATGCTATTCACACCTAGCCAAGCCGCCTTTGTATCCAATGGAGAACCGTCACTAATTCCGAGTCCGCCGAGTCCAACGGGGTTCGTGGGTACTAGAACGAATGGAGTCCACCCCTCTGAGTGGAGACGTCTGCAAGTTGCCTCGAGGTTGGCTTTGAAAACAACCCGCGCCCGAGCACGCATCCCTTGCGGGAGCTTGTCAAGCGCGGACCACCTTCGCTGCCAGTCAAAAGACATCTGATCGAGTGGGCTCTCATCGATCTGACTGCAAGACTTTTTCATCTGTTGCATGTACCCGGAGTTCACGAACGGAATAGGCTCCTCTAGGAGAACGTGGTCGTTCACCCAGAGTACTCTCATCGTCTGGCTGTTTACCTGTGCCAGCGACTCGTGCAGGTAGGACTTACCTGGCGAGAGCTTCCAATTCACCGCCTTCAGCAATTCGACCCAGATGCCGTAGACGCGCAGATCCAAGCGCGCCACGATATCATCGCCGTTAATTGCCATAGGGAACTGATCTAGTCCCTTTCCCCACCACCTGCGATATGCAAGCTGGTAGGCGAGGCGCATGAGTGCAGCGTTGATCACGCAAAGCACTGGAAAGCTGAGAGGTGATCCCATGAGCTGTCCGTTGGCCTGTTCGGCCGTATTTCCGTTTACTCCGTGGAGGACTTGAATCCCCAACGCTTTTCTAACCATCCAGCCGAGCTTGCCTGTGAAGGCCTCGTTTCTGACGATAGTTGTCGCTTCCATCGACAGGTCATTAGTCGATTGTTGATAATCTCCCGAGTTAATCAGCCTCCACTGCTGTCCCAATGTCTTAGGTAGGCTTCGGCCTCCCAAGGAAGTAGGGTACTTCAGCGGCTGCTGCTCAGGCAGAGTATTCAAACGAGTGCTCAGCCAGGCGGCGTTGTTCTCCTGCCTGGTTAGTCTAAAACACTCAAAGCGACGCATGCCCTTCCTCATATGATCCAAGAGAGGTTGAGTATTGCCGTATAGCGTCGGTGAGCCGGCGGTGATTGTGCGAAGCTTGAGAGGCTCGCGTATCATGTAGACCTGACAATCCGCCGGTTCTTTCTTGTCCACCCATTCCCCCAGTGCGTCATTCCAGCTGTCCTGGTACTTATAGGGCCTCCCCGATAGTACCGTGCTTTCGACTCCGTCCCACGCCTCTGCGAGGACCGTCCTCTCTTCGAGGTACGGGCCACTATCCACGCACTTGCGCAGTATGCCCCCTAGATCACGGGGAGCTTTAAAACCTGCGTTCATGCTAGGCACATAAGCGTGAACTGGGACGTCGTCAACGAAGTTCCCAAATACCTCGGCGGCGGTTTCGCGTAGTGCAGCAATGATCTGCTCACGAAACGGACCGCTGATGTCGTGTTCTTCCGACATCTGCTTGAGGTACACGTCGCACTGTTCTTCGACGTCTTCGTTTTCCATGCTAGGACAGCCTCGCTTGGTTCCGAGTAGTAAGGTCTCCCCGATCACTTCGCTTATCGAGTGCGCGTAAGCGCACGTAGGCTTGCGCTCGACTCTCATCTTGCGCATTAGCCACTGACGGTAATGGACCGTCATCAGAAAGCCCGGCTTATCGAACATGCCGGCCGTGGGCGCCTCAACGCCACGGGAGTAACCAGAGAGCCAAACAGTATGCAGTTTCATCTGCTTGATACTATGGCCCATCCAATCAAGGATCAGCCACCTTACGAAAACCAACCTGAGCTCCGACTCACTGAACCCTTTATACCCAAACACGTAAGCCTCGTCGATCATGGCCTTGACGAACTGACGTGCCCGAGTTATCCTCCGTTCCTTGATCGCGTCCCACTGACGCTGATTGTGCGGAACAACCAGATCTCTTCTTGACCTTACACTTAAAATCCGAGAATGAGGAGCCATTAGGCAAACTCTCTCACTGGCGCTTCGAGCGCCGCCAAGGATTTCAGTGAAGAAGATCTGAGGAACATGCGAACAGCACCGCGACAAGCGAATGTGTTCATGAGGCGTTACCATGCCTCTGACCGCGTTGACTACAATCGAAAGGATATGATCCATCGTTTGTGGGTAGGTTGCGGTGAC